AACGCCGTATTCAAGGGTTGGTGTCCTATTTCAAGGGTGCCGATGAACGAATGCTTCCTCGCCGAATCGACGATGACAAGATGCTGGAGAAGGTGCCCATGTCCAACGAGATGTTCAATCACTACATGGCCATCCGTTCCGAAGAGATCAAACGAGATGCTCGTGCCAAGTTGAATGTGATGAAGGCCGAAGACAGTGAAATGAAGACCTTCCGTGTGAACTCTCGGTTGGCCTGTGACTATGCAGTTCCCCCGGCTCTGCAAAGCAAAGACGAAGAAGCCGAAACCGAGGATGCGGCTCCGGACAAGGCTGCCATCTTAGCCGCCATTGAAGCCGAACCTGGTCGCTATCTGACAGAAGCGGCCTTGGCCACGTTCAGTCCCAAGATGTTGAAGCTCTTGAAGAACATCCAAGAGGAAGGCGTCGAAAAGAACCAGCTGTTGTATTCCAACTTCCGCAATCTGGAAGGATTGGGCGTGTTTTCGGCCGTTCTCAAGGCCAACGGGTGGCAACAATACAAGTTGGCCAAGGAAGCCAATCAGTGGATCGAAGATCCCGCCTTGGATGCCGAGAAACCCGCCTTTGCTTTCTTCACAGGCAATGAAGACCCCGAAGAACGTGAGTTGATGCGACAGATCTTCAACGGAGTCGGATTCAGCGACAACTTCCCAGCCTCCTTGAAGGCTTCGGTCGAATCCAAACCCAAGAAGAAGTTGACCCTGTTCATGATTACAGCGGCAGGTGCCGAAGGTATCACCCTCAACAACGTGCGTCGGGTCCACATCTTGGAACCCCACTGGAATCCGGCTCGTCACGACCAAGTCATTGGACGTGCAGTTCGTTTGTGTTCTCACGCTCGGTTGCCCGTGGAAGAGCGAACAGTCCGAGTGTCCTTCTACTTGTCAGTCTTTACAGATGCCCAAGCCAAGTCCACGGAAGGCAACAATGTGGTGATGGTCCGCAGAACCGATATGGCCACCAAGCGATATGAAGGGGATCCTGTGGAAGTCTTTATGAGCACGGACGAATACCTCTACGAAAAGACGTGGGAAAAGGATCGGATTAACTCACGGATTGCCTTGTTGTTGAAACAAGCTGCCGTCGACTGCGAAGTTCATCGGAAACTCCATAGTCGGGAAAAGCCTGTGATTTCGTGTATGCGATTTGATAGTACAGTCACGGGCGAGGATCTAGCCTTCAAGCCCAATATCAAACAGGATGACTTGGACACGACCTATCTTCGCAACATGACACGCCGAAAGAGGCGACTCCAAAAGGTCAGTATCAAGGGAATGATTTTCCTGATTGACCCCGATACCAAGGAGGTGTTTGATGGTCCTGCGTTTGAGGACGAGAAGAGATTGATGCGCATGGGAGTTATGACATCACCGGTACAGATACAGTGGCTTCCTGACCTCCGGCTAGTGTAAGAATATCCTCCAACCAGTTATCGCACACCGTCGCCCAACTCTTGAACTGGTAGGCTTGCACAGCCTCTCGCTTTCGTTGAATGGTTTGCACGGCGGACATCATACTGGAGGCCATATCGTCTGCTGAAAAGGTGGGATACCAACAACCATGAGGCATGTTTCCGGGGAAATATCCACGACCGCTGGGGGGTACATAGGTGGCCACATCGGTTGGCAAGAATGTACGATACGTCCCGACATCTGTCACCAACTGAGGAGCGCCCGTATACATATGCTCCAACTGACACAACCCATATCCTTCGCCATCGGATGTATTCACACCGATGTCCGAGACGTTATACAGCTGATTGATGGCCTCGTCGTCCAACACCTGGGGAGGCGATGTATCCACGAGCATCATTCGAGGGACGTACTGCTTCGGGTCCAACTTCAACCCCTTCAGTTCCTCTACGAAGACACGCTGAATGTCGTAATAGGCTCCTGATTGAGGACTCAAGTTCGATGCAATCACAAGATATGCATTCGGAATCGTCTTCAATAAACGAACAAACCCTTGAATCGTCAAATCAAGCCTCTTGCGCTGACTGTTGCGATTGGCATTCAAGAAGATCACAGCATCCTCTGGAATATTCATTCCACGTCGGATTTGTTGACGCTGAGAAGGCGACATGTTGGTAAACACCATGGGATCTACCGCATGCTCCAATACCTTGATGTCGGGGTGAGATCCATAGGACTCCAAGTGCTTCTTCCAAAGCTGACTGAACGCATACAAACGATCCGCATGTTTATAAAGTTCGTCCATGATAGGCTGTGCAATCCCCTCATAGACCTGGTCGATATACAACCACAACTTGTAGGGAGACGTCCCCTTCTTATGCTTCATGCATTCGATAAACTTGTAGATGGTGATCGGATCGTTGTAGATCATCACAACATCGGGATTGACAGTGTCAATGTATTCGTGAATCTTGTTGAACCCGAATCCATCCTCCTTGGGATCCTCGTTGGCGGCGGCATCATACGAGACCACACCGTCTGGATACTTGCGAAGCCCTGCACGAGAGGGATGACGCTGGAATCCAAAGTGGAAGGTCTTCACAGTGGGTGCCAAGGATGCTAGTTGCTTCACGAGATTGAAGCTGACCTTGGAATATCCGGTGGTTTGATCAATGTGGGTACTGATGAGTAAAAATCGCATTACATTGTATGCGAATCTCTTGCGTAAATCACAAATGCAGGTAAATTCCGCACAAGACTACCTCACGTCCAGAAAACGCCAGATCATTGCTGCGACCTACCAGTCAATCGCAGACCCTCCTCAAAACCGAAGGACGAATGAGATGTACACGAGCGTTGTGGCAAACGCTGCCCAGCAACGTGAGAGATTTGTGGCCCCGTTCCAGGGAGCCAACGGAGGTCGTATCGGTGGTGCGACCTACACCAGTCGGTGCTGCTTGGCAAGTACTCCCTTGGCCTTGGGGATTGTCGTGGATTCGGGAGTGGTTCGATTCAACGTGATTCCACCGTTGAGTGCGACATTATCCTCTCGCCGCATTGTGTAATGGATGGGGAGTTCTGTCTTACAGTGCTCGTTGGTCTATTCGGTGGGTTCGTCTTTTTACGATGGCTTCACGCTATGGAGGAATCAAGCTAAACATTACGCCCAGTATACTACAAATATGCCCGGAGGCCTTTTACAACTCGTGGGGACAGGCGCACAAAATGAGTTAGTCAATGGAAATCCTTCCATGACTCATTTTCGTTCCGTCTATCGCCGTCATACCAACTTTGCGATGGAACAGATTCGATTGGTTATGACATCGTCGAATCTTGAGTTCAACACGACAACCACCCGAACCTTCTCGTGCAAAATCGAGCGGATTGCCAATCTTCTTCATGACTGTTATTTGGTGTTGACACTCCCGGACATCTGGTCGCCTTTGAAGTACACGAGTACAGCAACCATGCCTGCGGGGTATGACCCCCGCTCTAACTCGATAGGATACGAGTTTCAGTGGGTTCGCAATCTGGGGTACAATCTCATCGACTCCATTGAACTGACGATGAACGGTCAGGTGATTCAACGCATGACGGGAGAATGGATGAAGATGTATTCCTATCTGACGCATGATGCCAACAAACGCAAGATCATTGATCAGATGGTCGGCAATGTTCCTGAGTTGTATGACCCTGCCAATGCGTATGACCGCATCAATCAGTACCCTCATGCAATCACCCCTCTTCCCGCTCCTGCTCCCCTTCCTTCGGCATCCCCACAGACACGAACCCCAGAGCCCAGTATTCGGGGTCGTCAGTTGGTGATTCCTCTTCACTTTTGGTTCTGCGAAAATCCGGGTCTGGCATTGCCCTTGACCAGTCTCCAAAACACGGATGTCTATATCAACATCACTGTTCGGGCCTTGAATGATTTGTACAGCGTGATTGATGTGAATCCTGCAAACACAACCACCTTTGGGCAGCGTGTGGCTCCCGTGAACTACCCTATGCAGTTGTTCTTGTCTCCCCCCAAGCCCAACGGCGATCCGTTGAATACAAGTGTGACGACGTGGATTCCCGACTTTTATGTGGAGGCCAACTACATCTATTTGACCGAGATGGAGATGAATCAACTGGCCAGAGCTGATCAGACGTTCTTGGTGAAGACCTTAAAATATGTGAACAAGGAAGGTCAGTTTGGAGGCAACACTGAGTTGGAAATCCCCATGTTCAACTTGGTGACACGCATTGTCTTCTTGTCACAACGTTCGGATCGTCGCTTGGTCAATGATTGGGACAATTATACCAACTGGGCCAATCCCAAACGGGCTCCCTGGAGTGCCATTAACTCGGATGTGGATACCTCTTTGTACTCGTCGGGTCAGCAACAAGTCACGTCTGTCGCCCCTCGGGATCCCATTATTGATGGAGTCCTGTTGTTCGATGGAAAAGAGCGCTTCACTCCCAAACCCTTACCGTTCTTCTCCCTTCAACAGATGTACAAGTATGCCACCGGCCAAATCACAGAACTCCCAGGAGTCTATCAATATTCCTTTGCGCTAGACCACGATCAGTATCAGCCCAGCGGTGCTGCGAACGGAAGCATGTTTAACAAGATCATTCTTCGAGTGAGTCTACAAACACCCTTGCCGTTATCAGTCACCACAGAGTCTGCACCCACGACGACGATCGTGTGCGTGTTGACCTCATCATTGTTTAGTGGAAGTCCCGTAGAGATTCCCGCAGCCAATGTCAACTTAGTCGATCCCAAAACAGGCAAACCGTTGTATCCCCCTGGAACGATCACGACAGTGGTGAAGTCGAACAACAATGTGATCTTTACCTTCACCTACAATGTGGGCGTCTATGTAGAAGCTATCAACTTCTTACGCATCGTCTCGGGTCTCGGCAATCTCGTCTTCGCATCATAACAATGACAACGATTGAGGCTGCATTTTGGGGAGATGAGAACTCTACCAAAAATGTGACGAATGTCTTGAAAGACAAAATAGAAGGAAACAAAGTTGTTGTGAACAGTGTGGATGACAAGTTGATTCCTGCGTTTACAGTCGCTCCCAAAGGTGAACTCACGGGCAAAGACGTGGAAGAGATTCGTTCGAAGGCCGAACAGGCGTGTGGGGGTCAGGGGGCAGATCAAAACTGTATAAAGCTGCGAACGTCTGATTTCACACAACAAGCCCTTCAAGAAAAGGCAGAAGGAGACATCGCAAACACACCGGTCCTCAAGGGAAAACGATTGACTGTCAGACTTCGAGATCAGAATGGAAAAATGATTGAAAGAGTTGTTCCCGAAAATGGCAAGTTAGAAATCGACGGACTGGCTCCGACCGGTCCGAAAGAAGGTATTTTTTCGATGAAGTTTCTAACCGAGAATCTCTTGACCTTTCTAGGGGTTTTCATTGGAATGTTTGTATGGGTCTTCTCGGTTGTGGCAACCTATACTCTGTTTTCCCGGAATGGATGGGGCCGATGGGCAGCCATCGGACTTGCAGTCGTCGCCATGATTGTTCCGGGTTCTGGATTCTTCCTGATTGCATACTTTTTCGGATGGACATTTGTCAACAAATATGTGGAGTTGTCTTCACAAAAGTAGGAAACGCAACGAAAAATATTGAGTCGTCGTAACAATGTTAGAACTTCGCTGGATTGTCGTAGGAGTTGTGACGGGACTTTTGTTGTCGACTGTCTTCATTCCGCCCACTCGAAAGACCAAATCAGTACCGTCTCCATATGACAAGAGTGTGTATCACACAGACACGGGGTGTGTTCGCTTTACGGCTGTCGAAGTCCCGTGTGTTGCAGAAGCTGACTCATTGAATCTCTTGGCGAGTAACAATGGTAAAACTTTTGGAAGCGCTTAATCGTGCAAGCCCGTTCTTTTCTTTCATCGTAGGACTGGGTGTTTCTGTGATATTGTTTCATCGAAACTTTACCAGCATTCGGACGTTAGCCTTACCCCTGAAGGATGCCACTGAAAAAGTTGTCAAGTCCGATGGGAAATGTTGGAGGTACCGCGTGGAGGATGCCAGTTGTGAAACCTCTCCATAGAAGATAAATGGACGACGCAACACCTCTTGACAACCTTCTTCCTCAGGGTCCTCAGTCAGCTCCTCCCATGGTGCCTCAACCCAGTATGGGCATGGCCCCCTCTTCAGGAATGGCTCCAACTTTCAAACCGAGTCTTCCGGCTATGCGGTGGATGGCATCGTCCTCCACATTGTACATTGCCTTCTTCTTGGCCGCCGCCATCATTTCCTTGTCCGCCCCCCGTCATCTCCTTCTCCAGTATGTGCCGAATGCCTACACGGGAGCCGGTGTGGTGAGCTACACGGGTGCCGCTGTCTTGGGTGTGGCAGCAGTCGTCATCACCAATGTCATCAATAGTTTCCTCTCACAGATTTTAGGGTAAAAGAATAATGTGGTTCATTACAGCCCTGTTAATCACAATTGTGGCATTTTTCGACACCTACTCTGCACTGAGCCTCTTATGGTTGTCGTACTTGCTGAGTTTCTTTTTCTAGGTTAGCGAAGCAGATAGTAGAACCATAGGAGATTCACCGAGACACACCACGTGCTCCCCCAGGTTTCATACTTCCAATGCTTGACTCCGTAGTACAACAACAATCCTAAGAAGAAGAGTCCAACTCCTGGAGGATACAAGATATACGTGACAGCAAACAACGCCACCCAATAAGGAATCGAGGTCATACTCCCTTCATCCAGCCAGTCCCAACGAAGATGTCCATCTTCTGCGACTGCGAAGGACAAATTCCGACTTCCTGCCAAGAGTTCCAACAATCCTTGGAGGACCACATAGGGAAGAATCCAAGACATACGACCGGCTTCCACCATTCCTGCCACAGGTTGTGCATAGATGGCGAGTTTCCCGGCGATCGCCAGTAGACGTTCATCGACAGCCCCCATCCATTGGAGCCCTTCAATCAACTGCATCTGGACAACCACCAGAGGGAAGATGAATGATTTCAAGGGTTGCCCTTGGGACCACAAGAGGAGAGCGGAGGCCATTCCAAACCCCCATGTGAGGAACGACACTTCTGCGGAGTAGCACATTATTACTACACACCAAAACGAAACTGTAGAGCGCAAATGGATTGGATTCATAGAGAATGCCCCAGTTTGAGTTGATGTTTCCTTCCAGTGAGTGTGAGATGTATAATGATGCGTATGAGACGCTGACCCGGTGTAACTTGTGGGATTGGCTTCGTGAATTCAAGCCACATGCCAATGAGGGATTCTTGTTTGCCAATCACCCCAATCTAGAAATCCTCCGTAAGGAAATGAAGTATCGAGGCCATTCCGGAGGAAGCTTTGCCACCACCATGCGAGTGATGGAGTTGATTGCGAGTTACGGAGGATGGGATGGATATCTGGAAGCTCACCAGAAGAGATGGCCAAAGGAACGTCCTGTATGTTTCTGTCGTCACAAGCAAGGATTGTCACTGGGTTGGTGTGGAGTCGCCAGTGGAGGCGTTCCGGGATGTGAATATTAAACGAATCGCAAGAGTAGAAAGGAATGAACAGACCTGTCTATCTCCAACAACCGCCTGCATGGTTCAGTAGTCGGATTCTGGTGGGACCTGGAGAGATGTTAACTCCTTTTTTCGTTAGTCGAAATCGAATTAGCCATGTCATCAACTGTGCACAGGATGAATATTGTCCCAAGTGGTGGAAGCTCCGACACCACGACAAGTACGTGGTCTTGAATGCAATCGACAGTCACTATCACAATATTCTTGATTGGTATCCGGCCTTTGAACATACGCTTCGCATGTTCCTTCGCGATGGACCCTTGGATGGAGTCGTCTATGTCCACTGTCAAGCCGGAATGAACCGGTCGGCTTCCTTGGCTCTAGCCTATGTCTGTAAGAATTATGGGTTGCCGTTCGAGGGAGTGGTGGCGGCCGTTCGTCGGCAGCGTCCCTGTGTTTTACAAAATCCAGTCTTCATGACACAGGTGAAGGAGTTCATAAACCATGGACATCTTTCGAGTGCGCAAAATACGAGACTCGACGTCGACCGGGTCCACGACGGGAACTCTGGACTCTTTGCATCAGACAATCGTGCAGGGCCTCAAAGAGTCGAAGAC